TAGTGTATTTTTTTATATCCTCATCAGTAATATTTAATTTTTTAATTTTTTCAACCATAACATCTTTAGTTTTAGTATCAAAAATAGATATTTTACTATCGCTTAAATCAATATCATTATCTTTTTTAAATTTATTAAGAGCCTCGGCGGTTTCAGGACCAAATAGACCGTCAACACCATGATTTGGGAGAGGGTAACCTAATAACTCTAAAGCTATTTGAAATATTTCCACACTCTTTTTAAACGACATCGATTTACTATCGTCTTGTTTAACTTCACCACTAATTTTTTCTAAATCATTTATAAAGTTAACACTATTAGGTTCTACTATTTCAGCTTTTTTTTTAGACTCTATCAATTTAAAAATTTGAGTAACATATGATTCGTCAATATTTTTTGATTCTTTAATTTTTTCTTTTAACTTTTTTACAAATTCCTGTTGAATCATTTTAGTAAACTTAATGTATGGTGCATCACCCGAATCTTTATTGTATTTGTATTTACCCTGAGGTGGTCTTGTTCTCTTACCCATATAATTTAACCCCGCAATATTAGTGATACACTTGTGACCACCACTACCAGCTTGAATGAAGTCCCACGCATTTACAGATATATCATCTAAAAAAAGTCTTTCTTCTTCAGATAAATCCTCAAATGGTGTTTCCATCATCTCACCAATATTTAATAAATCTTTTCTACCTTCTTTTTTATCTTTATAATTTTTACCATATAAAGCAACAAAATCTTTAAATGTAAATCCAACCGACTCAGGACCAAAACCCTTCCCTGATTCGGAAACCCATTTAATAGTTGATAGAGGAATTTCTTTTTCTTTCAATTGTGACTCCCACCTAGACAGGACTTCTTGAGCTATCTCACCTAAGTTAACCCCTTTTAGTTCTCGTTCTTTTTTAAACGGATTACAGGAAGATTGGACTAAACCTAACGGCCAAGCAATAACAATAAAATCAGCATCAGGGTTATTCTTAAAAGGAGTGTATCTATCGTAAGAACCCGGTTTAAACATACTTCCACCTCCGTATTGCACAATAATACCATCATCAACTTTAACATTTGGACTAGTCTTCATTTGTTCAACATATCCTTCAGCATTTTTCTGTAGTGTGTTAACGTCAGGAAATTTCTTCTCTTTCATTATTCTTTTAATATTCTGTAGAATATTCATAAGTGATGGTGTTGAAGTCATAACTAACTCTTCCAAGAAACCCGGTTTGTTTTTAAACGCTAAAAGTAGTTTATTTATAACTAAACCTAATAACATTCTATTTTTGAATACAGGTAAGTTAGTATCTATTTTGAATAGATAATTAATCACCTTATCAACGTCAATATCATTTCTTGAATAATCTGCCGAATCAACAGTTGAAATTAATTTTATATCTTCATTTGGAAATATGTCTTTAGATGATAACACTTGTGATATAGTTTCAACATTTGAACGTGATTGTCTAAATGATGTCGCTCCGGTTTCATCAGCACCCGCTTGACTATCATGGTGGTCCGTATGTATTATAAACATTGGTTTACCATGTGCAAAATCAACTAAAACAGGCATTACGTCACCTTCAGCATCAGTTTTCTTAATTGCAAATTCTTTATCACCATATTGTATTATTTCAGAATCAACAACCTCAATACCGTTGTCTTCTAAATAATTTTTCATGGCCAACGCTGTTGTAACACCATCAAGGTCTTGATGAAAATAAATTTTAGCCTTGTCATATCTTTTAGATAATTTATTAATATCTCTTATACCACCTTCTTTTAATATTGCCATTTTTAAAATCCTATTATATCTTTTATTATGTCTTTAGCAAATCCTTTAGCTTTATCTTTTATTTGCCCTCCATCATTATTAGAGTTATTAGAGTTGTTATTCATTTGTTGTTCTCCACCGTCAACACCTGACATATCTTCTGACCAATATTTTTTACCCTCAGGTGTAGTAGAATATGCCGACATAGAACTATCAAAAGCTTTATTACCCATTTCTTTAACTAACTCATCAGGTCCCACAAAGTTAGCAACACCCAAGTAATCTAATAAACCTGCATAAAATTTAGTTCGTCTCATTAAACTAGTTAAGTCTCTGTTTCTAATTAATTTAACAGAAAAACCTGGCCAAACATTTTTAGCCATCCAAGTAGGGTCATTAGCTTTAAAGTTTTTGAAGAACTTATTTTTACCTTTTAACTCCCCTTTCATTGTTTTAAGTAACTCAGCAGCCACTTTAGGGTCAGTTTTACTTAATTGTTTAGCATATTTCGCAGTTATTTTTCCCACAACTTTTTGATTTCTAGCTGACATAATGAACATGTCAATCCAATCTGTTAAAGTCTTTCTAAACCCTGAAGTTATTTTACCTCCGGGAATTTTATTTATAAGCTGTTTTAGTTTTCCACCCCAACTAATAGAAGTATTCACAAATTTACTCATCATAGGTGATGTCTTAGATACTGAAGATAATATCTTACTTCCTTCGGCAACATCACCGGTCTTTTTAACTGTCTTCATCGCTTGATTAGCCGCTTTGAAAGCTTTACTACCTTTACTACCAAACATGATTGGTTTAGCTACCGCGTCACCAACGTAAGGTACAACTGAGACCATAGATAACATACCGAAGAAATAATCCCCTTGTCTAATATAATCAAGACCATTAAACATATCAACCAAACCTGTTGGGTCAAATATACCTATCACATCACCAATCGTATTCCACCAAGCCTCGTTTAATGTTTTAACTTGAGTTGGATTTAAAACGGTTAACATTTCAACTATAAAAGTCTTTTCAACTTCATTAAAAGTCTCCCACTTTTCAGTTAAATATTTTTTAGTCTTTTCGGCATCAATATTACGTCTTATATGGTTATACTGTTTTTCACTTAAAATTATTTCCATTTTTACATTTTAATATAAATACCTGATAAAATAAAAAAAAGACGATTAATCGTCTTTTATAAAATCTAACTTAGTTTGTAAGTTACTATCCCGAAAATTTTTTATACGGTCGTTAGCTATTTTACAGTAATTTTCACTTAATTCAATACCTAACCATCTCCTTCCCAATTTTTCAGAAGCAATCGCGGTTGTACCACTACCCATAAAAGGGTCTAAGACAATATCATTCTTATAAGATAGTATTTTAATTGCTTTACTCGGGATATCCATTGAGAATGTTGCCTTTGTTAACGATTTAGTGTCAGCAAAATAGTCCCATCTACCAAACACTAAATTCATAAATTCCTTCTTATCGTCAGGTTTATATACCATCTTATTTTTAAATGTACCGTCTTCTTTCTCAACTTTAGTTAATTCCCCTATCCACTGAGAAGTACCTTTTTTGAGTTTCTTTTTACTTTTCTTGTATGCTAAAATAACACACTCTTTTGGGTTATATATATAAGGACTACTCGCACTCATCCAACTACCCCACGCAGTTTGTCTAACTCTATGGGGTGAATCCTCAATTAAATCTACCATACCGAAGAATTGAAATCCCACTTCTTTCATTTTCATCCAAAACTCAGCATTAAATAGAATTCTACCACCTCTCTCCTGAACATTAGTTTCTATTGGAACATTAATTGCAACCCTACCATCATCTTTTAAAACTCTCAAGGATTCTTTTAACCATTCTTTAGTAAAGTTCCAATAGTCATCCATTGATTTACCATCGTCATATTCATCATATTTTATGTTAACATTATATGGACAACTTGTAACTAACAAATCAACACACTCGTCAGGTAATGTTTTCATAACCTCAATACAATCACCTTTAATTATTTTACCTGTCTCAATCATTATTTAAATTTTTTATCATAAAAACCGGATTTTGGTCACCAGCAAAAAGACCTAATATATTAAAATCATAATACTCTAAAGCTTCCATTTCGGTCATACCATCGCGTTCTACTAATATATTTAATATTTTTTCTCTAGAGTACATAATTTTTGGGCCATAACTAAATTCTTCAACGACACCAATAATAGCGTCATTTAAATCACTTAGAATTACTGCACCCTCAGCGTGTTCATGTATGTAGTCAATCATTTGGTTTGTACTATATTTCATATTTTTTTTAAATTTTTAATTTTTCGTTCTAAATACCATAAGGCTTTCTTTAAATCTTGTTCTTCTTTGTTTGAATCTTTTTTACCTGCTCTTGCGACATATTTAACAACATTAAATAAATAAGCGTCCTTATCTAGCCCCCAATTCTCACAAACCTTTACAACTTCATATACATTTTCTTTACCTCCGTAATGTTCCGGATGACTTACCATTTCTTTTTCCATTTTATCTATTATCTATGTGTATTATTACTTGATTGTAGTATTCTATCATATGTTCATTCCATAAATCCCACTTAATATTTATCCCGTCAACAGAATAAACTTCGTGATTAGGAAACACTCTTAAGAATACATCTCTAAATTCTCTAAATTTTTGTTTTGTTTCAATTGTATCAAGGTGCCACTCACCTGATATTTTTTTAACATTATTCTTTAACCAACAAATATTTTCAACATTGAATATTTCATATTCCCCACCTTCACAATCAGTCTTTAAAAAATCAATTACGGTTATATTATTTTCCTCAACAATACTCATAAATTTTTTAGAAGTGACCATTTTTTCTTCCCCACTCTCACCAAAATTATCATATATTTTTAAATCCTTATCGTTTACGACATTAGGGATTATAGTATGTGGCATACCTTTAATATTGTTAGATAATACTTTTATTTGAGATTCTGATGGTTCAATAGCGTATAGATGTTTTATGTTTCTATCCTTTAAACAATAAGAAAATGGTCCTATACTAGCCCCAACATCCATAACAACATCATTCTCTTCAACTTCAAAAATACTCTCATAAATGTTTTTTTCCACATCAAAAAACTCACCCTTAATAACATCTTTAAACCATTGGCTTGAAGACCCCCATTCAAAGTTTTCGTATTTTTTTTCCATATATTCTAATTAAATATTAGTTATTTAAATGATTTAATAACTTTAAAAACATCAGTGTCAGTATACCCCTTAGTATGTAATTCATATATCTTTGACGAAATTTTATCTTGAAATATTAAAGCGTCAACGTTGAATATTTTAGTTAAACTATGACCTGATTTAATTCTTGACATAATTAACTCTTCCGTTATAAATCGTTTTGTAAAACCCATATTTATTTATTAAATTATGATACAAATATAAAGTAAATTTTACTAAATAACAATAAAAATGTGAAATATTACCTTTAAGATATTAAAGTAACCAACTTCCTTTTGAATAAAGGACCTAAAGTTTCATTTATAGGATAATTACCGTCTGAAACCATCTTAAATATAGGTAATTTTGATTCTTCTTTAGTTTCATATGTTTTAGAGAACTTAGTTACTATTTTTTTAATATCTAAATTGTTGGTATCCCCCTCATAAATTAATTTCATAGATGTTCTAGTTTGATTTTTAACTTTATATACTTTTCTATTTGTATACTTCCAAACATAAACGTATTCTCCTTTTTTATAGTAGAAAAAACCTGTTTTAGATTTAATGTTATCTTTATTATGTTTAACACTAATATCTATTGAATCATAAACCAAAGTCCACAATGATTTAGCAAAATTAAAATAATCCTTTAGAAGAATTTCACTCTCTTTTAATATTTTTTGTAGTTCGACTTCTTCCTCTTCACTGATAAGAGGTATATCTTTCATTTTTAAGTCTGTTGGAAGTAACTCGTAGTCCGGAGTTGGAATGACTTTATCAACATAAAGTATTTTTCTGTCTTTAATTAATGTATGAATATTACCTAGATGAATTGAAAGTTCTAAAAACATAGGATATAACTTAATCTCCTCTAGATACCCACCCATTTTAGTGAAGTAATCTAACAGGACATACCTTCTATGTTCAACATCCATATAACCTTGGAATACCCAATCCGTTTCCAATATAAAGTCATATTTTTTTTTATATTTTAGCTTATTCATAATAACAATATAAACGATAACTAAATATAATCTACATTAGTCCACTCTAAAAATATAAAAATCAACACTATCCTCTTTACCTGACGGGTATTCCATGTTTATCACTTCATACGTACCGTCATAGGTCAATATACCCTCATATCCATCAGTATCATACATCCCCTGTTTTAAGTCATCCATATCAACATAATCACGTATTTCATACCCATGCTCAGACAACCATTCAAGTTCATCCTCATCATCAATTATTGATT